CTTTGTGTTTACGTGGCGGGTTTTAATTGGAAAGTGAAAGTATGAAATGATTGGGTCCCGCCATTTTAGCCCCCGCCCTGCCGCACCCAAGATGGCGGCGGGGGCGTGGTTTGTGACGTAGGGGGGGTGCGGGGGGGGCTTTGCCCCCCCCGCGGGGGGTGTGGGGGGGCTTTGCCCCCCCACTTCCCCTTTTTACTGTGAAAAAGGGGAACTAATTAGCATATGGCAGTTTGTGGTTGGCAATTCTAATTTTGTGGTTTCCTTTATGAATATTCATAAGGGGGGCGGAGCTTAGGGGGGCCAAATGGCGACTCGGAGTCTGTTTAGTAAATAAGCGCCACAGGCGCGCCCCCCCGAGCCCGAAGTGGTCCGACCCGCGCAAGCGGGTCGGAACGAGGGCGGGGCGCATTGGGGTGCGCGCGCTACGCGCGCACCCCAATCTAGGTGCGTGGTGTGTTAGCACATACGCGCGGCGCGCGAGCGCCGGCGCGTGACGGCGCTCGCGCGCGCGCAGCGCGCGCGAGCGCCGAATTTTTGCAATTTTTTATTTTTTTTTTTTTTTTTTGGGGAGCAAACTTTATTAAACAGACACCACTAAGTGAACATTGTAGGCCTAGAATTTGTAGTTAAGGTGAAAGTTTACAAGGGGTGTTAGTTTTGGTAACCAAGGGTAAAAGGGAGGGTCTTCTTTAAATAGTCTAGGTGGTCTGGAAAAAGCCCAGGCTACTTCTCTTTCTGTTTCTATTTCAAAGCCAGCTTTAAATGGTGTTAGTCTAGGAGTCCTGTTTGTTGTTGTAAAATTCTCTGTTTTTCCTTGAGGTCTATGAGGAGCTTGACCATGTTGTATTTGAGCTTTTGCTGTTGATACTTTTGCTGCTTGATGAGCTGCTGGAGGTTTGTTTCCTCCTCTTCTTGGTAGGTACTTTCTTCGCAGAGCGAGAGGAGACATTTTTGGACTTCTTGTGTTTCTTCCTCGGGGTTGGGAAGAGTTGCTCGAAGTCTTGGCTTCTTTTTTGGTGTTGTTTCTGCAACTGGTTGAAATTCTGTATCAGTTGAGATGTTTGAGCACATTCTTTTAAGAGCTTTTTCTTTAATAAGTCCCCTGCGGTAGTCCCAGGGGTGTATAATGGTTTCGGGTGACTGCTTTTCTGGGTTAACAATTTGTATTGTTTTTTGGACTGTATCGGGCACATCATAGGTGGGTAGCATTTCTGGATTTGCAATTTCTGGTTCATCTGTGTAGGGACCGCCCCACTTAAAATAAAAACAATAGCGACTGTTTAGTTCCCAGTTACTGAATGTTTCATCTGATAATTTAGGTACATAAGGACCTGCTTCAACTAAAGTGTTCATGGTCTTTTTTTGCCAGCTCATATCTGGGTACCAGAGTCTTTTTTGTTGTGAAGTGATTAGTTGTTCATATGGTCTCTTTCCTGATATAAATTCAGGGTCAATAAAAACATATGTATCACAGGACCCTATTTCTGGATAACAATATAGTGCTGGAGACTTTATGCAAATAACATGAGCTTTCATAAAGTCTTCACTTTTTACACTTCTAACAAATGAATAATAACCAAAAAGTCCTAGCCATAAAGGCATTCCTTCTATAAGTAGTTGCTTATCTTTTGAGGGTGGTGCCCATGAATATGCATGTGTTGATGCACAGTAAATTTGATTACCAACACCAGAGTCTATATTAGGGTTATATCTTGCTTGAATTATTTGGTGTGTTGCTGTGGCTTGTTCTATTTTACCTATTTTAATAGCTGATAAAAATAGTGGGCCAAACCATCCATCGTCATATGATATGCTTGTTGAATAGTCAGTTGTTGCTTGTGGTTTCATATATTTTTGTACCTCTTTGTTTGCTTGTTTAACTACAAAAGGTAAGTCGCTTGGTATATTGTCATATGGTTTGTAGCCTGATGCTGTTAAGGCTTGAGCCCAGGCTGGATTTTTATAAAAGCTTAAATTTAAAGAAATTAAGCTCACAAGCATATTTTGATTTTTGCCACTTAAATTGGCATGTGAAAAGTTGCATACTGCTGTCTTTAGCACTATTAAAGATGCAGGTGTAAAATTCTTAGTAAATAACCATTTATTTATCATTTGTTTTGGAGGTTTAAATTTGATTTTCTTATAAAGTTTGCCATTTGGGTTAGATTGTTTACTAAGTAAAATTTTATGTCTTTTTTGTAAAAGCATTTGATGTGGGTGACAAGATGGAAATGTATATTTTGATAGTTCATGTGGTGGTTGTAAGTCATAGCTTATAATAAAGTCTTGTGTTTCATGTCTAAAAAGTTTGATGTATCCTCCTGTATATCTGCATAGGTCTTTTTGATTGTTACTAGATGTCCATATGTTGTTATGGTATGTATATTCAGAGTATAAGTATTTAAGAGTATAGTTTTGCAGGCTAAAGCCCCCTCCCCATGGTAACTTAGCTGGTACATAGTCTGTTTTAACTACAGTAAAGCAGTCAATTTGTGAACCCTCTGCCCCTAGAAGCTGTGGTTCTAAGCCAATTATTTTACACTTTCTAATACTTTCTGGTTGCCATTGTTTAACAGTTAAAGTTTTTCTTTTTCTTTTTACCTTCCTGTGGCGTCTTCTCCTGCGGCGATTAGTTCTTGTAGGTCTGCGTCTTCTATATAGTGTTTGCCTTCTTCTGCGGGGCCATCTGCGGCGCCTGTATTTTCTGGTCTTGTATTTGTATCCCCACCAGTTCTTTCTTCTTCTGTTCCACCAGAATGGCATGGCTGGTTGAGGTCTCTTGCAAGTATTTGATTAATTGAGAGATCCCTATCTTTATGGCCAGGAGGAAAAATATTAGCAAGCAGGTGAGCAAAACAACTGTTGCAGTTGCAGATATTGTCATGGGAGTCTTGTATTTGCTGCATCCATATCTGTTGTTTTGTTACTTGATTAAAATGAGTAGGTCTAAAAAAGTTATCAGCAGATATATTTTGCATCTGTAAAACAAAGCATAGTTTTAAGTTTCTTGCCCGTTCCGCTAGACTGCCCTAGCCCGAATTGCCCCTAGACCTCGCTGGTTTCACTCACCTCGGGCTCCCGCCCTTGGGCAGCCGGGGACCTCCTCGCTGCGCTCGCTCCGGTCCCTGCACCGTCTAGCGGGGTAAACTCAGCCATTCGTCACTGCACTTGCTTATATATATTTAAAGTCTCCACCC